GTGGCAACCCAAACAGTGTCAGGATAAGTTAGATATACTTCTGCAGCTGTCGGGTTGTCGGCGTGGTCGTATGCCACGGACCTAAGGCTGGAAAAATTTGTTGCAACAAACCTGGTCGAAGAAATCTCATATGCTGTCCTAAGAAACCAACTTTCATCAAATCCTTTGGTTATAGTTTGATCCGGCGTAGCTATACCTAAAAGATATACGCCGGTGATCTGAAAAAATCCCCTTCCAGCCTTGTTCAAAATATCAACAGGATTGGGCGGGTAGCTGTCGTACAGGGTTCCGGCCTGGTCTGTCAGCCTGACGAACCGCTGCAGGGAGCCCGTGGTGCCCGCCTGTCCCGATGATACTGTGTTCACCACGCGTCTGGAATATTTCGTTCTAAGAATGTTGCCGTCGTACGCCACGAACATCGAGCCGGAAACTACATTGTCCACATAGGAGCCAGTCAGCGATCGGAACGAATTCACATCAAACTGGTCGAGCACCGGATTGTCGAAGTACAGCGCCTCGTGCACAGCATCGGAGGTCAGAGGCTGATTGGTCGTAGTCTCCACGGGCAGGTTGTTGCGAAGCTGTGATCCGAACAGGGTAAGACGACTTTCGCCGGGAAGAATATTTAGCGCGTAAGCACCCGAGACCATGAGCGCCTCCATGCCGGCTTGGTTTTGATAAATCGCAGCGAGTATCAGGTTGCTTTTCGGCGTCAGGACGTACGGAGAAGTTTCAAATGAGCCCTTTCTAGAAACCATATTGTACCAGGACGTTGGATTCGCGGCGAACCAGTTCACGCCGGTTGTGAAAGCGATTGCGGATCCCACGATGCTTTTTATGAAGGAGCGTCCCGAGGCATCATTGAACAAATTTCGCCCTGACATTTCCGTGCATGTCGAGTTGCCGATGTAGCTAGCGCCGTGGCCAGTGGTGTTGCGCGCATACATGTTGAACAAGCCTATCGGAGGAAAGGCTCTTGTGGAATCGGGGATAATTCTCGGTTCAGCCTCCAGCATAATGGAACCAGTGTAGGATCCTCGAAATCCGAGATAGCGGTACAGCTCCGTCACTGTCGGAAGCCACGTCTCGGCCGAAGCGTATATTGTCGGCCAGGTCGCGGACAAGTAGGCCTCCACATTGGGATTTATGGCCACGGGTGTTCCAGCCGGGGCGGCCGTCTCGTCGAAGCATCCGGCTCGCGCGAACCAAATTATCTCTCGGTCTCTTGTGACGTTGAACACTGACTCGCCGGTGAACTCATAGGCGGTTGAGCCGGCGGCACCGCCCCTTGACCAAGTGTTCGTTTTGACCAAGTCCACCTTGGCTCCGTCCTCGTGCATCAGCACGAAACAGGCATTTTGGGGCGGCTGATAGCTGCTGGCCGCCGTTTGATTGAACGCGTACGGATCAAGCCCTCCGGGTGCGCTGCCGAATCTGGCCGTTGCCGATCCGATCAGGAGAGAAACTTTTTCGAGGAGAAAGGGCGCTGTCAGCGAAGAAGTCAGCGATAAAATTTGCGAACCGGTCGCGTTGAACTTGGACTCGACCGGGAACCCGGCGACGCTGGTGGGACATCCCATCAAATACGAGCTGGTGATGAATGCCCCGAATTGGGTGGGAGCGCCGATGTGGATGGTGCCGGGGTTCTGACACTGCGCCAGCATTGAACCGGTAAAAACTGTGGGCGAGGGGTGGTAATAGTCCACATTACTGCCCGTGGTGAGGTTCCCCACGATCTCCCATACTTTTCGATCCCAGTTGTAGTACGCCAAGCCCGAATTGATGTCTCCCGCCAGGCCTAGCGCGCTATTGGCATACGGTTGAGATCCCGCGTCGGTGCCCGTCGACCAGAAAATGCTTGTCGATTTTCTCGGCGAAGTGTCGAACGTCAGGATCGTCTTCGAACTCAACCGCTGGTTGAATCCCGGCAGAGTGCCCGGCGTCGTCCCGGTGGTGTAGAACTTGAGATCGTTGTCGATGTAGACCCTGTTCTCAACGAACGGAGAGATGCTCTCCCCGGGTGTGAAGGACACGTGTGTGTCAGACACCCCAGCGCTGCTGGTGCCCGCGGCGATGAGACCCTGCAGAATGTTGGGCGTGGCCACCCCTCCGCTCACAAACTTACTCCCCTCGAACAGTCCAGTGGGGTACACAATATTATTGCTTGCAGAGAAGATGATTGAATTTGTGTCGTTGAACGGAGAGACGTAGATGCCGGTGAAATCCGGGTCTCCAGTCCTGGCGATGGTGGGGTAGGAGCCTGTGCGCACATCCCGATTTTGAAGCACTACCCGACTGGGCAGAGACAGTATACCACTCTGCATCTGCCCGTAGGTTCCGCGGCGGCTGTTGTAGATTGCGAGAATATTCTCCTGACTCAAAATAGTGGACCAGATCGCACACGAGTCCAGGCTACCGTTATAATAGTATGCAGATGTACTCGAGCCGAAGCCGGTATTCCCAGCAAAATCTTGTTTGGTGCCTGCCGAAGCGGTTGTGAAATCAGGTGTGAGCTCGATGCCATCCATGTATGCCTTGGGCACATTTCCGGCTGTTGACCTGTCGTAAGTAATTACAAAATGTTGCCAGGTGTCCTTCAGTAATACATTATCGAGCTGCCACCCGCCGGCGGTGGTACTCCAAGCATCGTCATCGATGTTAAGCCTGTAGTTGCCGGAGGCGTACTCGAACCAGACGTCCATTCCTCTTGTGGCACCCATTCTCAGCAATGTCTTCGTGTCCGTCAACTGATCCAATTTGATCCAGAAAGAGAAAGAGAGGCTAGTTTGGGAATAAAGATCGCTCATGGTCGCCGACGTCAAGAGCAACTCTGAGCTTGAACCGTTGAAATCACCGGCTGTGCGAGCGCTAGCAAAGGGCAGACGCTTCGTCGAGGATTCCAAGATATATGGGATGTCGGAGGTCGCAGTTATGTTTGTGGCAGTGCCATCTCTTCCGAGTGGAGAAGAATCAGTGCCAAGCGCTCCTGTCTCAAATTCATACCAGGCTTCAAGGGAGTCTTGCGCGGTGTACAAGTATCCACTTCTACTGTAGAACGTCTTGGACAGATCTAAATATGTCAGCGTTTTTGTTGCACGTGCCATCTTACTTCTTCAAACCCCCGAACGCGATGGAATCGTAACTATAATTGTCGTTCTGTGAATACACGAACCCGTGCCGCATCACCACCACCTCCTTTCTGACACCGTGGGGCCTCGCGGCCCTATACGTTGTTGAAGCACTGACAAACCCTTCGATCAACTGATATCTCATTGACTCATCCAGCGTGCCCGAATAGAACAGCTCTCTATCAGTGGCGTCAGTGTACGGTGCAATTCGCTGGTCGGCGTCAGAAAAACCGCCGGGCATGTCAACCTTGTTCGATCCGGATCCACCAAAATTCTCCACGCTGTCCAAAAAGGGCCGAGTTCCAGAATCACGCAGGTCTCGCTTGTCGTCCAAAATTATTGACTCTCTCTTGTCGTTCACGTTCGACATACTACCCTTGATGCTTCGTATGATATAAGGAAGCTCAATTGAGGTCCTGTCGACAACCTTTCTGATGGTAAGCGGTTCAATCACACCGTCGAAGGAGCTTGGAGAACCGTAGCCCTGGACGAAACCCGTAGGAATCACCAAATTCAAAGGATGTGTGTTAATCACCGCCAACGGTCCGATGCTTCCTGTTGTCACCTCCACGGGATCCGGATCCACAAACGGGCTGTTGTCGTCGTAGATCGCAGTCTGCCCGAGATCTCTTCTCTCTGTCTGGTGTACGACCGCCACCCCCAACAAACCAAATGTGTCGAGATTGACCTGGGATCCATATCCCGGCGTCGGTAAAGAACCAGACCCAATCGATCCACTAGTGGTTGCCGATGGACCAAGATTTTCGGGTGCCAGTGTCTCATTAAAAAAGTTCTGATTCTGTAGAACCCCACTTAGCGTGGTGGCTAAATTAATATTTCCCCTTATTTTGAAAACAGTGAACGCGGCAAGCTGGAAGGGTGTCTTGATCATCGCCCCCTGTCTATAGGTGTCCACCGAGGATGTGATAATCGGATGTGTGACATTCGCTAAGGTGCCGGTATGAATTCCTGAGATGGCTGACATTAGAACTTCCTCAGATCACCGGTGATCAGTTGCATTAGTATTACAGGTTTTCCACCCCTGTTCTCCTCGCCCAGGTACATGTCGTAGTATTTGTAGGTAAATTTGGCCCTCTCCAGCACGTGTGGCTCGATCACGTAGCTCGTTCCCTGGAACTTGGAATCGCTGGGCAACATCTGCTCGAGAAGATCGCCAATGGTCTCGTCGAAGAACTTGAAAAATTCGAAGAACGACTGCAAATTGACCTTATCTGTGAGGCGATTGAAGTAAATTCGGCGGAGATTTCTGAGGTGGGGGTACTCGTACGCGAAGACCAGCTCCGGGCTGCCGATCAAATTGTCGAGCGACTCTAGCGTCGCAAAAATATTCATGATGTCCTCGTTCAGCGCCTGCACGACAGAAATCTCGATCGANACCCGCTTGTCGTCCTGCGGTTCTTCCGCCTGTGGTATCTCATGGAGGGGCGCCAGGGCGGCACCAAATTTTTCCGCTGTCTGATCGTTCAGGTAGCTTCTAATTCTGATCTTGTTCGGATTCTCACCCGACTGAAAATTGGGGGACAGAACCTCAAAATCGAATCTCTCAGGCTTGATCACCTCTTTGCTGGCTTGAAAACCACTTCCAGAGAACAGAAGATTGTTCTGGGAAAAATCGAACAAAGCGATGTTGCCCGACGCGTCGGATTTCGTCACCGTCTGGTCGATTGAAACGTCAACACGCAACCGCTCAAAGGAACCGCTCGCATTTGTGACGAAATTAAAGTTAATCTCGGGATCGATCACCCCCAATGACTTGAAATTTCGAGCATGAGTTTTGGTCTCATCGACTGTCAGGCCCTTGCTCCAAAATCGTAATGTCGAAACTTTGCCCGTGAATGTCGAAATTCTGGCACGGGAATCGACATTGGTCGTGTCATTGAGAAAAACTGACTCGGTTGTGTCAAAGCTCTGGCTTCCCACAACCACAAATGTACCGCTAGTATTATAAGAAGCGGAAGCCCCCGAACCGCTGATACTTTGCAGGGCATTGTTGGCAGATGTACCCTCGTAAAAATAGCTCGAGGTTGTTAAAAACTCTTCCAATCCGCCAGGGGTGAATTTTCCGGCGCGCAGAAAATAGGACGAGGACACATAAGAAGAGATAAGATCGTGTCTGTCGCGTCCAAAAGCAATACTCCACTTTCGACCGTCAAAAATATCAACGCCAGTCATGTACATCGATAGCGTCGGTGCAGACGAACCACTCACGGGTCGACCGTAGAGAACCAGGCTACCAGTCGTCGAAAGAGACGAGCCCGGCTTTATGGCCACGAGGTTGAACAAAACACCATGTCCGACATTCGGTGCAGTGGTTCCTGTGACGTGAATTCTCGCCAGGCTCTGTGTCAAAGGATGTGTGTGTTTGTTGTCAAATTTATAAATACCCTCAACTGTCCAAGACCCAGAAGTGAAGAGGCCATCATTGGGATCGCTCGATCCCGTTATGGGACCGTAGGCGCCGCTAACGTAAGCACGCTCACCGAGTACACCAGCGGGTTGTGGCACACCTGGCGCAACTCTGGATCCTGACAGATATGGACCCGCTAAAAACGGTCTGCTAGAGTCTATTCCCTGAGGGTTTAGTGTCCCGGGAGTGTTGAGCGTTCCGCTCATATCCAACATTGCAGCGATCTCGTGGCGTCTAATAAAGGAGTCCCCCAAATTTCTCTGCTTAGAACCTCCAAACTCCCTGATTCTGATTGGTCCGTCCGGATTAATACCCATATTTGCCAGAATGGACCTCAACGACATGTGTGTGCCTCTCGTGGAAAAGATGAAAGGTAGATCTGAAAAAATTCGTCTCCACAGTGTATTCTGAACCGCACGCAGCGCCGTCGTCGAGCGTCGATTTTTTCGAATCTCCGTGCCATCAAGCAGCTGATTTAACGAGGCGTTGGCGTAAAAATTTGGTAGCGCTATACCGTAGTATCTGGAAAGCCACGGTAACAGCTGATCCGAGATGGCATCCTGTGAGAGGACATCAACCTTCAACAGACGCTTGAATTCGTCGATAAACATTTTTAGTTCATCAAATGTTTCAGCAAACGTGTAAAGCAAGCCTGCGATAATCTGTGGCTGCCCCACTCGGGCGCCCCCGGGCTGATCGTAGCGTCTAGCTAACGACTCACCTATGTCGGCCTTCTCTGTCTCGAATCCCTCAGCGTCCGACGCCTCCTTGAAGTAGTGCGAGGGAACCAATCGAGTCACCAAATTGGGATTACTGTAATCATAATTGCTGGCGGAAGTCAACAATTCATCGTTGAGATCTGTCACACCCTCAAATGATGGAAAAAGCACCGTCGAAACTATAGCCGTCTCTCCATTGACGGGCGCCTGGCCGTACGTGCCAGTATTTCTAAGAGACATCGAAAAATTCTGTACGCTAGTGTGAAGCCCGTTTCCACTATGATCAAGCACAAGATCTGATCCATTGCCTGCAAAGGTACCAGACGGCTCGTTGAATCTGTACAAAAGTTTAAGCTTTTTCTGGGCAAAAACATCAAGAAATCTCTGTTGCTGGATCTCCTGCTGTGTTCTTCCGGTGTGCCACACTCTGAATTCGTCCATCGCTCCCGAAAGTGTCTCCTGGGGTGTAAAAGTATGGTAGCCAAAGGCGTGAGCGGATCCGCTTCCCAGCGTCATTGGAGACGTCTTAAAATCAATCTGTCCCAACGCGCCGAAATCACTGGTCGCGACCTTCATACCGTTGCGATACAGCAGAATCTGACCCGGCCCGGCCGATCGATCAAAAACAGTAGCACAGTGCTCAAACTGACCTTTTGTCAGTTCCATCGAGGCAGAGAGAGTCAATGATCCAGACCTTATCATCACAAGATAATCCACTACACCCAGCGGGCTTGCTTTGTCTGCTGAGGAGGAGAGGAAGAGCGAGATTCCGTCATTTCCATTCAGCTTCTGCGCGATGACCTGACTGTCGTTGTTCGATCCGCTGGGAGAATTCACATAGAACTCGAACGTGAAAGGATTGGTTCCTGGATCGAGAACACTCCCCCCGGTTGGATTCTTTGAAAGCTTAGGTGAGTGTGAACCTTTGAAGTCATTGATGCTGATATAGGTTCCGGGTGACGACGGCGACGAGGACCCGCTGAAAGCCAGATAACCAATGTGCTGTGGGAACTGATCAAGCACATACTTCTCATATCCCGTAAGACCGTCAACAAAGCTGTAAAATTCAGTTTTGGTGCCGTCAAAAGGCAAGCTATTTATGATCTTGTCAAAAGCCTTTTGGGTCTTTGCTTCCGCAGAATTGAAAAATGTATGGGACGCAAAATCCGACCAGTCGACAAAAAGCTGNTGTGTGCTTTTGAGCGGAGCGCCTGGGGAATCATATCTAAACGAGCCTGTCAGAATTGTCTGCGTGTTCTCGGCATCGTTCAGAGTCATATTTCTGACAGGTGCGGCCGACCTTTTATTTCTTAGAATGCCAGGTTTGAAAAGCAGATTGTCTGCTGGCGTATTAGGCTCTCGTGACATTCCTTAATCCTTGACTTCAAAAATCGCGTCTCTATTTTTGACCAGGTAACTCACCCCTCTATCGACAATATAGAAATCGAAAGCATAGGACCTTCCGGTCATCAGTGCCTGCATCTTGAAATCAAAGAACATTCCGTCCGCATCCGTCGAGACACGAGTCGAGTCGTTGACGTCGTCATACGACAGCATAATCTTCCCCGTCACCCTGTCCACGACTTGGTAATACACCTTGTCATAAATTACTGACTTCAACTTATAGGGCGTCTTGACAGGTTGGTTGTTCTCGGCAATAAGGTCTCTTCCGAATATTCTAAAACGCACAGTGTCATTCTTGTGATATGCCCTGGTTGCATTCGTCAGCGTGATTAGCGGTTCTCTTGAGATGAATTCTCCGGCGCTTCTTTGCGCTCTTTTGATGACTACGCTGCCAGTGTGATAAGCCACCTTGCCGTCGATTGATTTCCAGAAAGTTGTAAAAGTGACCTCTCCCTTTTCAGCAACAAGCTGTGATATATTTCGTGTTGTAGCATACGACGAGGTATTAGTTGATGCCAACGCAAATGATGCCGAATAAACACCCGACACAATGTGACCATCAGTGCCCTGGGTGTGTTGGCTGCCTGTCACATAGAAGTTGAACAGACCCTTATTGAGATTCAAAACAAAGCAATTGTTGCCTTTTATTTCTGTCAGGGAAGATCCGCTAACAAGATTGGCGAGGGCGGATCGATTGTAGCTGTTAAGAAACAATGATCCGCTCGCGTCAAAATAGAAATTCGCATGATGATCCTGAATTGAGTCATCAAATCTTACCACAATTCGTGGTCGAAGAAGGGGGTTGGACACATGTCGTGATGCAAATCTCTTCACAAATCGAGATTTCGTATCGGTCTCTTCCGATCCCGTAAAGGACAATCTAAAGCCCTTGTCGGGAAATTGACTTGCCACAGTTGCAGACACAAGTGTCGTTATGTCTATCTCGAGATCCTCAGTACCCTCGGTAAATGTCTGCGTCTTTTCAAATGAGACAGTACCGTTTCCATCGATCAGATTACCCGATGCGATGTAGTCGATATCATCCGAGTCGAGCAGGCCTCCCCGGTTCGCGCCGGACACGTACCACAGGTTATTTTGAGTCGTATAGGATGCTGTGATAAAGTTAGAAACATCAACGTCATTAAATTTTCCTGTGTCTCGCCCTACGCCCTCGTTGAACGATTGTGACAGCGGAAAAACCGACAGTGTGAAATTTCTCGGAACAGCATGACCGGTCATGATATCCTTGAGTTCGAGCGTCGCTTTGAAATTTGAACTGTTGAGATCGAGAATACTGCCCGTCAGAGCTGTTATCGGAGTCAAATCAAAATTAATCAAAGCACGAGAGAGCTCTGTCTGTTTTCCGAGGCTGCCCAACTTCGTCTCATCATAAAGTTTGAAAAGGTCTAGGGTAGACGCGCGACCAACATTGGCATCCCGAACCCTGGTNTGTTCATTGATAATTTTATCCGTGATGTAAGTGTCTGCGCTAGCAGAGCAAACGATTATCATTTCAACCTCAGACTGCTGTTCCTATAATATCAAAATCAGAGTATTTCAGCTCAAAAATTGAGCCTCTGTCGGGCTGAATCAGACCCTTGGTCTGGCTCTGCTTAAAATCAAATGTAGCAGTATTGTACTCTCTGTCCTCGATCTGCCCGATACGAGGAAACACTTGCAAATCTACCAGCGAAATTACGAAGTTAGAATTGATGATCACATTGACGATATCGTCCACAACTATGGGCTGATCGATGTTGAAAAATTTTCTATCTAATGTGCTCGCGATTCTCGAATTCACTGTTTGAATCACTTGAGTCTTGGCCGCGTTCTCAGACACATAGACGCTGTACTTCACGGCAAAATTAATCACCTTTGTATCCAAAATATCTATTGCATCACCCACAAGACGCAATTCGTTCAAATATGTTTTTAAGTTTTTCTTGAGAGAGTCGGGCGAGACAGCCAAACTCCCCTCATCATCCCTAGACACAACATAAAGCAGGGCAGACATTGGATTGACAGGATTGTCCACCACTGCTGCTCTATAGATTCTTCCAAATTCACTGGGTAGCGTGTAAATTCTAGCCAACAGATCCTCACGCGACACAACTCTTCTCTGCGACTTCCTCGCCGATGTTATTCGTGTTTTCAAATCGTCTAGTGTGGGTGCAGAATCTCCTCCGCTGGCAGGCTCTGGGTTGGTCATCAGAATTGACTGTCGCACAGACAGCGCATCGGCCGCTGAAGGGCTTCTTCTAAACGACAGGGAAAGTTTATCCAGCTGCTCCACTTGATTAGCGGAAACATTATGATTGAGACCGCCTCCAAAACGATAGCGAATCGAAAGTGTGGTATCCTTGGGGGATATGCCCAGCGTCTGTGTTTCCAAAAGTGACTGTGGATCAATATTAAATCGCGCCACAGTTGTCTTTCCGAACAGACTAAGCGCAAGCTCACTGGGGTCTGGAACGATATCATCATCCAGAGTGTCCGCATTTCCCGATCCAAATCGCAATGTGGCCAGCTGAGTCACTGGATCGTATTTCTTGATAAAACGATAGGGGGCAGCAATAACAGTGACGTAGTAGGGCACGGCGGCATTGTCTGGGGCAGCATTTTTTGTTTTGAGCATCACCGTGTCCTCGCTAAGCGAGGTGACCGGGTAGTAGGTATTAAGCTCGGTATCTGATACGGAGAGTATTGCAGAAATGTTCTTCTCCACAAGAGTTATCTCTCTAAAGGCGACAAAAGCATTTGGCACTGATATTTCCTCAGTTTTCTCTTCCCCGCTCACCGCAGCCACCGATCTTGTCACAGTAAAGGTTGCGGGGATGCCGTCGGCTCTAGTTGTTGATATCACAAAATCGGCTAAAAAATTTCCATCCTCGTCCTGTTCAGAAAAGTCCAAATCATCGACCGTCGTGAAAGGAATTCCCGAAAATGACGACACCTGTGTACCGGCCAATACTACAGGCATTGCCGATCTTTTGGGTAGATACACATTGTTAACAGACTGTGACGGCACAGTGAACTGAAAATTCAGAGAAACGGAAGCCGGCGCGGCCCCCACAATATTTACACCCGCATTATTCAAGTGTGTAATGATGTTCCCAGGTTCAACAGCGCGTGCAGGATCCAGCTCTCGAAAAGCGTGATCGAGGTAAAAACTAAGTGAATCTCCAACAGTTGCAACAAAATCGAGAAACATTCCTCCCACAGACGGTTCCGAGAAATCCTGAATTTTGTCAGGAAAGTAAGTGCGTGCGGAATCGAGAAGCTGTGATCTAATTGACTCGAAGTCTCTCGCCGTAAATGATCTGTTCTCTTCCTTTTTTATCTTCTTTTTAACCTGGAATGCCATTTTATCCCCCTACTAAGATGACAGCTTCCACAGCCTGATCTGTCAGGTTCAAATCTGAAACCGAATAAGTAACTCTCACCACACTTCTAATCACATTGCCGTCCTCTGAATTGTCAACTTTGGGCTCAAATGTTTCGAGAGTGATAAAGGGCATGTACTTGTCCACTGCTGCTGAAATTCTTCTTGCAGCCTCACTGTCGATGTCCTCGGCGGTCATCTCCATAGCCAGCGGCAACAAGTTCGCCCCGAAATCTCCCAACATCAGCCGTTCCCCACGATTAGTCGCAATTAAATTTCTAAGATTGTCTCTAATCTGTGTGCCCAAATCATAGGACATATTGAACATTGTATTTCCCGTCGGAGCGAACAACATAGGTGTCCTAATTCCAATTGGATTCTTGATCGCAACATCATCAAGATTATCCTCATAAGCGGTCTGAAGCTGGCCCACCGACTTAAAGTCGTAGACCTTTCTTACTTGGGGCACTTTTCACCTCCCGACTAAATATCACGGAAGCAAAGTTATATCGCTACACATGTCGTGCCCGAAACACACACTAAGACAGTTTACCCTCTCCGGTTCCTTTCCAGGGTAAACTCACAGAAGGCACCGGAGCACCCACAGGTGTCACATATCCAATTATGGGAACACCGCCGGTCAGAGCCACATCGGTATTTACCTTAGCAGTCAGCGCGAACTTGTCTGTCGCGTTCT